ATATATCTGGTTCTGGAGCAGGTGGTAATTATTTATACTATTCAGGATCAGGAACCAATACATTATCATTAATACAGTCTGAATCGTTTTCTTATCGTACTTCAGATATTAATATCAACGTAACTGATTCATTAAAGATTTGGTTGAGTGGAAGTAATGGAAACTCAATTGCAAATTATGGATTCTTATTACAATTATCTGATACTAATGAATCTGATGTAAATATACAAGGATTTATAAGATTCTTTAGTAGAGAGACACATACAATATATGTGCCTAGATTAACAATGTATTTTGATACTGGATCATTTTCAACAGGATCATTAACATCAGCTAATTTAGAATCATATTCAGTTTATACTCAAACTAAGCCTACTTATAAAGATACAGAAGTTGCAAAAATTAGAATTTATGCACGAGATAAATTTCCTAGGAAATCTCCAACAAATTTATTTCCTATACAAACAGTTAAATATTTGCCAACTACTACATATTATTCAATAATGGATGCGGCTACAGATGAAGTCATTATTCCGTTTGATAATATTTATACTAAAGTAAATTGTGATAGTACCAGCAATTTCATCTATTTAGATATGAATGGTTTTATGCCAGAACGATATTATCGTTTAAATTTAAAAATAGTAGATGGGTTTGTTGAACAATATATCAATGATGAGATTTATTTTAAAGTAGTTAGATAATGGCAAATTCTTATTTTTCAGGGTTATTAGATTCAATCGATGTTGATAAACAACTTAAATATCATAAAAATGGATTAACGTATATATCAAATGATACATCAGTTATACCTCGAGATGGTGCTGGTAATATTGCATTGAATGAAAATAGTACAACTAATCCATTATTAATAATTGAGCCAACATCAACACGAGTTATGACAAACTCAATACTACGTATTATTGATACTCAATTTAAATATTTTAAATTTCCAGCAACAACTACAATTGTTGACCAATCGGCTGAATTAGATTTAAATTTAGATCTTAATTTAGATCAAGATATAATATATGCTCGATATAAACCAAGTGAAGATAGACGAATTGCTGCAGGTGCTGTTTATAATGGCATATTAATGGATGAGATTGAAGATGGTCTTCCGCAAAAAAATATTAATGCATATTATATAACTAAAGAAATTAAAAATTCTGGAAAGGATCTTCGTATACGAATTGCGTTACAACATCGATATGATACTTTTGTTGCAACTGAAACTAGTGATGCTGTATTTTCATTGATAAAAACAAATGTAGATACCGGATTAGATAGAACATATAGATTATATCCTGAAGATAATAAAGCAATGTCTCAATATCAAGTAAAAACATTGCTCGTTGATGATATTTTATTAAATTCTGAATTTGAAATAGGTGACACTTTTAGTATAGGTGCCGTTTGTGAGCATAATGAAGAATTTAAATATCATACAATTAATGCAGTAACATCGTATTGGGTAACTACAGATAACAGTAAAAATGTAGACGAATGGAATCAGGAGATTAAATTTAATCCTATGGTAAGTAAGAAAATTAAATTGAATCAAGGGAATATCTAATGTTATCACAATATAAAAATATCAATCAAATTATTTCTGCAAATAAATCAATTACTGCAGAAAGGTTTGATCGTACTAAATCTGAATTCTTTTCTTTTGATGCTGAAAACTCAATATATTCTAATAAAGAAATTATTAAAGGTTTAGATTCATCTAAAGTTGAAATGCATGTTTACGCCGGAGATTCTTGGCTAACAGGTAATCATAAAATTCAATTTCAAACAAAAATACCGGAGTTTCGCGATAAGATTACTAATAAACTAATTAAAATTAATGGTGCTATAGGCATCGATGTATATTCAGAATTTAATAATTTAAAATTAACTGCCGGAAAATTTAAAATTGCAATTAATTTCTTTAATAATTTAATTGGTAGTTATGATCGTCAACATTTACGTATTGATGAAATATCACCAGATCGAACAGAAATTCGTCTTCGTGCAATTGATAGTGAAGATCCTGAATTTTTATCTCAAATTACTGAATATATTAAAAATGTACATCAAACAAGTGATGCATTTTATAAACCATATCTATTAAATTTTAGTAGAAACAATTGTATTTTATTTGTTAACAGCGTTGTAATCGGTGATTACTTGTATGTTAAACTCTATGATCCATTACCGAATAATATTGCAGTAGACTTTAAGTGTTGGGTCGTAGAAGAACAAAAACCTACATATGTTGATAATGTTTCAATAGCAGCTGCAACAATATCTAGAGAATTTAATTCATTAGCAGGACCAAATTGGCAAGCAAATTATTCTTATGATACTTCAAATGAAACAACATTAAAAACTTGGACAGATCTATTAGGATCATCGACGCAAACATCGCAACAAATTGTTGATGTATATTTTTCAGGTAGTTTATCTGGAATGAAATTGAATGTTGATTATTCTGATTTTAACAATTTTATTTTTTATAGTTCAGCTACTGAACGTGTTGAAAATTTTAAGTATAAGTTAGAATTATTAGAATATTATACATCTCAAAGTTTATTTGTATCGCAATTATCTGGTAGTGTTGCTACTACAAATGTAGCAGATTTTACATTATTACAAAACAAATTAATAAGTGGATTTGATGGGTTTGAAAATTATTTATATTATCAATCATCATCATTATTGACAACCTATGAAATACCGTTAGAATCACCTAATGTATATCAATTGACAGGTAGTTATGTAAAACCAATACCAAAAACAAATTCAATAAGGCCATTTACATGGGCACCTACAACAAGCTCAATGTTTAAATCATGGTTTTCAGGTGTATATGATTCAGCATCGTTATATGATACATTAAATACAAATGCATTAGTATATGCAATACCAGAATATGTAAGATTTGAATCATCAAATACAAGCCTTATTACATTTGTTAATATGCTAGGACATCATTATGATATATTATATGCGTATATCAATCATATGACTCATATTAATAAAAGAGAAGAAAATCCTAAATTAGGAATGCCAAATGAATTATTGTATTCTGTAGCAAAACAATTTGGATGGAATTTGACAGCCGGGAATCAATCTCAGGAACTATGGCAATATGTTTTAGGAACAACTGAAGCTGGATTACCAATGACTGGGTCAAATACAGTTGGAGATCCGTCTGTACCTGGTCGTGATATGACTTACGCAGTATGGCGTCGCATTGTAAATAATTTGCCCTTATTATTAAAAAGTAAAGGTACTAAAAGAAGTGTGCAAGCATTATTATCATGTTATGGTATTCCACAATCATTGATATCAATTAATGAATATGGTGGTCCTAGAATAGATAGAGCGCCTGTATATGAAAAGTTAAATTTTGATTATGCGTTAGATTTAATTGGTAGCAACTCTGGAAGTGTTGTAGTTAATTATACACAGCCTATTAATACCGTAGAACTTCGTTTTAGACCTGATAATGTAATTACGAATCCATTATTACCTTCGACAATGAATCTGTTTAAAATAGGTTCAAATGTGGTTACACTTGAATTTGTTAGTGGTACTAAAGGTATCATGAAAATTAATGGTACGGGATCTGCAAACATTGAATTGTTTGATGGCAATTGGTTAACTACAATATTAAAAACAAATGGTACTAAATTAGATTTAATTACCAAAAAAAGTAAATATGGTAAAATTATTGCAACTGTTTCATCATCAGCAATAGCATCATTTACTAGTACCGGGACATTGACATTAGGTGGATTAACAAGCGGTAGTAGATTTGTAGGTCAATTACAAGAATTAAGATTATGGTCATCGAGTTTACAAAATTCTATATTTGAAAATCACGTAAAAGCACCAGCAGCATACAACGGAAATTCAGATGCATATTCAGAACTAGTATTTAGATTACCATTAACACAAAAAATTAATCATACCAGTACTGGTTCGTTAACTGGTGCACAACCTATGGCATCTACAATATCGGCTTCATTTGCAGGTTGGACATTGGCATCACCATATGATTCATTAGAAGAAACATACTATTATGATTCAGTATCATTAGGTGTAGGCACATTTGATGATAATAAAATTCGTTTAGAAAATAATGAATTAATTGGACAATTAGATGTTAAAACTAGAGCTGAACGCAGTCAATTTGATAAAGCTCCATTAGACAGTAAAAAATTAGGAATATATTTTTCTCCACAAACAATGATTGATGAAGATATCATTGCACAATTAGGATTCACACAATTAGATCAATATATAGGTGACCCAGGAGAGATTGATTCAAATTCATATCCTAAATTAATACAAGCAGCACAAGGATATTGGAAGAAATATCAAACTAGAAATGATATTAATTCATATATAAGTATGTTTACAATGTTTGATTTATCATTCTTCAAACAATTGGAACAGTTGCTTCCGGCACGAGCTGATAAATTATTAGGTATTTTAATTCAACCAAATTTATTAGAACGAAATAAACAATCAATATTACCAAAAATTGCTAAATTTAATAATTCATATACAACATTAATTGATAATGTTTCACCACAAATATCTAGTAATTATTTGTTATATACAGGCTCTACTAGTGCCAAAATATTAACATTATCAGCAATAGATGATGATCAATGGCAAATATATTTAACTGCATCTAATCAAGCAAAATATGGTGGGGCAATATATTCACATCGATATTTAATTAGATCTGCTAGCACATATGTTACTGCATCAACACCATATTGGATTAGTGAAGCAACTAGTCCTATTTACATAACAAGCACATACTCAGAATTTAAATTAGGAACTGATGCTGTTTATACAACTAGTTCATATGCATCTCCACCAAAAAGATTCTCCGGAAGTTTAGTTCAATTTCAAGATTATTTGCCAACAGGTATTGACAATCAAAGATATGCTGGCACTAAACTTACATCACCGGGATTCAATATAAATTCAACTCAAACAATAGATGGCAAACCAGTTGTAGAATGGCGTGCAACAAATGCAAATCAATTGATTTATCAAACTGCAGGAGAACAAGGAAGTTTTGTACTAGTTTAACGGCAAAATTAACAACATGTATATTTATATTAAATAAGGTTAAAACAATATGGGATATTTAGATAATTCAAGCGTTACAGTAGACGCAATTTTAACGTTAAAAGGACGTGAACTTTTAGCGAAAGGCGGAAACATGTTTAATATTACTCAATTTGCAGTAGGCGATGATGAGGTAGATTATTCATTATGGAATCCGGATCATCCGTTAGGGACAAATTATTATGGTACTATTATTGAAAATATGCCTATAGTAGAAGCAATACCTGATGAAACTCAGGCTTTGAAATATAAACTAATCACATTACCAAAACAAACTACAAATATACCGGTGGTAACAGTAGGTAATACATTGATTACTTTATTAGCACCAGGTGATAGTACAGTTATTTCTCCTAATACAAGTAACTTCCAAGGTGGAAATGCTACATTAGGATACACTGCTATTTTATCTGATTCAACAGTTGCTGATATACAAGTAACAAGAGCTTTACAAAATTCAGTATTACCAACAACACCTAGATTTATTGGAGATAATGAAGATGCACAAACTGTTGCGGTTGCTGGATTTGAATTTAAGGTTGTTGCTAAAACTCAAATGTTAGCAGACAAAATAGCAACAATTACAATTATTGCAAATGAAACAGGTGGTAGTGTAACTATTAATTTAACAGTTAAAAAAGCAACTACTGCAACAATATAAAAAATGGATATTGATATGAAAATGAATGAATTCATTAAACAATTAAAACAACAGCCAAAACAAAGTCAGTTAGGTAAAAATGATGCAGCTCAACAGTCGCAGCAATCATCACCACCACCGAAGACACCTCCTGGTCAACAACAAATGAATGATCAAGTTTTACAACTAGCTACTCAATTAGCTAATCAGATGGTTGCTGAACAACAACAATCACAGTTAATGGCGCGTAATGGAAGAACATATACAAAGTTTGAAACAGTTAATGATATTATTGCAAACCAAACAGAAACAGTAACAGGTGGTTTATGGAGTTCTAATTTAGCAAGTTTGTCAACTTATTATACATCGTCAACTGAAACAACATCACAACGAAGATATTATATTGATGTATATCAGGCTAATCCAGCAGCAGATGGTTCAGCAGTACAATATTCATTAGCATTTGGACATGCGTTAGGTAGTGGATCTGATTCGCAAGGTCAACTTAATGATTCTCCATCAAAAGCAATTTATTCTCAATACAAGCAATTATTATTAGCACCAGGTGATACAAGATTTACTACTGCTGGCTCTGGATCGACTGATTATATTTATGCCGTTAATTTTAAACGTGCAAGATTAAAAGAACGCTTAGATCCAGGGAATTGGGAACTACCATTAAAATCAATTGGTTCTCGTACAACTAACGCAACAGGATCTGTTGTTACTAGTAGTGCAGCACTTATTCAATTAATTGATGATTCTTCGATTGCAAATGCAAAAGTAGGACAATCAGGAAAAGTTTATAATATTGTTTCTGGTTCTATTAATGGTGGCGTTTATAATTCAACAGCACCGGTTTATTATGGATTAGCATATCCAGATTATGGTACATTGATTTTAGATGGAAAAATGCTAGATGCAAAATTAGGATTTGCAACAGTAACGGGATCAAGTGTTGAAGGTAATAATCATTTTGTATTGCATCATTCAATATCAGGATCAGGTGTGTTTACAAATCCTGCAACATCAGATAAATATGGATTCTTGGCACGTAATTCTGAAAAGGTTACTAGTACGCATTATTTTGTAAGAATTAAAAATGCAGAATATAATTTTTCAAATAATCCATCATATGTAACAGGAAGTGTTGGTCAATTGGCACAATCAACTTTTGTAAATGATCCAAAAACATATATTACTACGGTAGGTTTATATAATGATCGTCAAGAATTATTAGCAATTGCTAAATTATCTAAACCATTATTAAAATCTTTTCAAAGAGAAGCTCTTATAAGAGTTAAATTAGATTTCTAAAATAACTTCACTGATTTAGGTCCCGGTATATTTATATTAAATGTCCCGGGACTTTTACTATCATGGCAGAAACAAAAATACAAAATAACGAAAATTATTATCAGGGTGCATATCCAAATGTATTCAAGAAAATTGATTCGGCGGATGTTAAAGTTACGCCGTTTCAAGCATTTAAATCGTGGACAATTGTTTCTGGTAGTGTAACATCAAGTATGTTACCATTACAAGGTATATATACGGATGTAAATTATTTGCCGGCGATTGATAGTGAATTAACATTTAATGATGCATCTAATATAGACGGCAGTTTACAGTCAGTTACATATTTTTCAATTAATCATTTATTTTATAAAAGAAAAAATCAACCAGCATACACATTCGGTCCGACTGATTTAAATCGAACAAATAAATTTTTATATCAATCAGCATCTATATTTTCAATTCCACAAATCAAAATTGGCGAAGGTATAAAACCAAGTTCATTTAATTTTACCGGAAGTTTTATTGCTGGTGCTGTTTATGGATCATCGTCATACTATGGTACGAGTTCATACGGTCAAATTACTAATTTATATATTAAGTCTGATCGATACGGTAATTTATATAATACAGCATATGATACAACATTAAATGTTTCTAATGTAAAATTTTATGAAGGATTCAATGAATATTTTGATACTTCTAGAATTACATATAAATCAGAAAATGTTACATATGTTGCTGGAATTACTGCAACGACAGGACAACAAGATATATTAGGATTATCAGCTAAGTTCAATGGAAATGGATTTATTGATACTGCAATAGATGGATTATATGATCGCGATAATAATTATGCAATATCGTTTTTTATAAGTAGTTCCAATACTGGTATTACGAATCAATTAATTTTAACTAAAGCATCTAGTTCAACTAGTCCAACATATCCATTTAAAATTGAATTAAGTGGTAGCAATCAATTGATATTTAGTGCTGCTGGAAGTGATACATTTAAAACTCAAATTACATCTTCAACTGCAGTATCTAGTTCATGGTATCATGTTGTTTGTCAAAAATCAGGTAGCTCATTGCAAATGTATATTAATAACATATTGCATGCTAGTGCATCATCTAACTTGTTAATTGTTGCAAATTCACCACTCACCGCATCAGCAAGGATTGATAATAAAGATACATTAAAAATAGGTGGTTATAGCACCAATAGCTCAAACGTACAAGGTTTAATTGATGAAGTTAGAATCTTTAATAAGTCACTTACAACCTCGGAGATAAGTGCTTTATCGGACCGTAGTGAAGCCGGAACTGTTTTGCAAACTCAATATGTAGGAAACATATTTAATAAACATGGAATAGCAGTAATTTCATCTATAGATTATAGATTTAACAATATCATGTATACACCATATACTGCATCATATCGTAGTACAGTAACAATCAATGAATTAAGTGCTGTAGCAAAATTAGATTCCGGTGATTTTAATATGTCAACAAACATAACACTTACTAAAGATGATGATTCAACATATTATCCGTTTGTATCAGGTAGTACATTTGCACCTTATATAACTACAATTGGATTATATAATAATTTTGGACAATTATTAGCAGTTGCAAAATTAGCACAACCAATTAAAAAACGCAATGATGTTGATATGAATTTTTTAATTCGTCTAGATTTAGATAAAAATATAACGTTTAGAGGTTAATAATGATAAAATTAAAACAACTGCTTCGTGAAATGACTGACATTGATTTAAAGACCTGTTTAAATAAAATTCAAAACAAACAATTTAAATTGATTGGCGGTGGCGATAATGGTCGAGTATATGAAATTGATGGCGAAGATAAAGTATTTAAGATTACTAAAGAACGCGATGAATATGCAGTAGCTGAACGAATTGTAAATCAATATACAAAATTTACAACGTTTATTCCTGTTTATTATGTTAATGGGTCTGATATGTATATCATGGCTAATGCAAATGAATTGTCTGATAAACAACGCGTGATGTTTGATGGATTTATATCAGATTATAATAACTATGCTCGTAATGAAGGCGGAGAAGTTTCTATATTTGATTTTATGTTAGTGGCTGATAATTTAGATCCTAGATTAGATAATTTTTTAAATGCCCTACAAATCGATGTAGAAAAAATAAATATTCCGGAATTTGATTTAGATTTAGATTTTAGAACAGACAATATCATGATATGGAATGATAAAATGGTAATGGTTGATTGGTGATACATATTTATATAAAATGGAACAAAAATGAATTTATTAGAACAAATTATAAGAAAGACATTGTTTGAAAGACGTATGGTTGCTAAAATAAGAAATGCAACTAAACAAATAACAGCAGATGGTCGAGCTTTTGGCGCTGTGCATACATATTCTGTATTAGTTAAGGGAACATCTAATCCTAAAGAAATTTTAAATCAAGTATATAGTGTAACTGTATCTGATGCTGGTTCTGATACAGCGACAATAAAAAATGTTGGTGAATATAGTACATATGCAACAGATAAATACGTATACGTATGTAGTAATCCAGAAAATAAAGATCGACAACTTATAAATGTATGGATTGTACCTATGTCAGTTATTGATACGTTAACAAAAACAAAAAAATCGGAACCGTTACGCGGCTTTCATGAAATAGGTAAAGCTCAAATGTTAGATAAATTTCAATTAGCTAACTATTATGAGCTAGAAGGAAAATTAAATAAATTAAAAGGTGAGTATATTAATATTATCGATCCTAATCCTAGTGATAAAGAAATTGAAGATTTAGAAAAAGCTGAAGCAGAGTATTACAAATTACATCCAGAAGAAAGACCTAAAGATGATAAAAAGATAGATGATAAAAAGATAGATGATAAAACAGTAGATGATAAAAAGATAGATGATAAAACAGTAGATGATATTGATCAAATAAGAACATATCCATTTAAATGGGATACTAATAATGGAGAATTTACGGTATATACAGTAGGTCCTACGGATGCATATGTATATTGGATTCAAGATAATATATGGCAAACAATTAAAAAATCAAAGTTTGAAACTAGTTCAAATATAACAGGTTTGCCGATATCAAAACCAGCTGTTATTGCATCATTAAATAAAACATTTAATCAAAATGTAACAGCAACATCTGAAAAAGTTAAACCAGAAACTCCAATTGAAACTAAAACACCTGCAGGTAATTCTAATAAAAACAAAGTAATACAACTTAATACTGCAAAAAAGAACGCACGAGACAAATTGCAATTTCATGAAATAAAATTAAATAAAACTGATGTATACGAATATAAAAATGGGAAATTTAACAAAATTGGAAATTACGATCCAAAGACTTCTCAACAAATTCGTTATTTAGGTAGTTCATCAGATTTTAAGTATGTACAAGTACAATTCATGAAAGATAATATGAAAGCTTGGATACTAACATCTGCAGTAAAATAAAAAAATTAGTTATGGCTAAAAATCATTGGCATTCGTCTAATAATACAACACGCAGTGAAGCATATAAATATGGTTATAAATCTGGATTAGAACATGTAGTTGCAGAACAAATACTAGAAACTGAATATGAGCTTCGTTATGAAACTGAAATATTGAATTATATAGTTCCAGAACGCAAAGCAAAATATACACCTGATTTTGTTTTTATTAAACGAGATGGTTCATTCATGTACATTGAAACAAAAGGTCGTTGGACTAGCATTGATCGACTTAAAATGAAACATGTTTTAGCATCTAATCCAGGCATTGATATACGAATGGTATTTCAGGCTCCTACACAAAAAATATCAAAAGGTAGTAAAACTACATATGAAGCACATGCTATTAAATTAGGTATCAAACATGTTGCTAAAAAATTAATTCCTGCAGAATGGATGGCGGAATGTATTAAAACCGGTGAATCTCCACAAGAAATTAAAAGTTTCTTTTTTGAAAAATAGTTGCAAATAAATTAGGATCCTAACTTTATTTTACTTATCTTTATATTATAAGCAATTAGGGAATGTTCCTTAATTTAAAAACGAGAGACGGTTATGAAAAAAGAAAACAGTATTTTATTAGCAATTAGACATCAATTATCTGTATTAGGTTATTCAGAACAAGAAATTAATGACCAAGACGAATCAATTTTATATTTTGCAGGATTACTTGTTAAAAGTATACCCGGACATGATGAACCTAAATTTAAAGTTATAAACATTACACATCCGGCTGATTATTTGTATTATACTCGTATTAATATTTTAGAAGATGGTAAATGGGAACACGATGCTCTTATGAGTACATTTGAATCAGATAGTGATTGGGAACGAGCTGTAAATAACAAAGATTTAGGCGCGTGTCAGTCAATTGTTTTAGAAGTTGAAAAATTTTGTCAATCGAATCGAGTACCATATGCAGTTTTTAAGTTTGTAAATAAATTATCAAAAAAGATAAAACAATCAGATTCAAATATTTGGAATTCATTAAATGATAGTTTTTATATTGTTGACGCATATTGTGATGAAGATAAAGATGAATATGTAGATGGCATTACCGGTAAATAATTTAACAGAGTACAGCAGAAATGTTGTACTTTTTTACTATCCGATTGTTATGGTTGGAAGTGTCAATTATTTTAACTATATTTTATGAAGATTAATGATTTTTATTTAATTAATTGATTGATTCAGTTTTTTTGAATCGATCGTTAAGCCAGTAATGTAATGTATGTGCTTAACTAATAATATAATATATATAATATATTAAATTGGATTCCTTACATTATTTTATTATATTATAATATGACGAATCTTAAACTACTCCAATTATTAGAATCAATACTGGGTAAAGGGAAATCTACTTCCGGAGATAACATCGCATTCTTTTCTCCATTCGTTTCACATTACAAACCAAAATTAGAAATTAACATTAAAACAACTAGTGCTGGAGAAAATCATTGGCATTGTTGGATATCCGATAAAAAAGGTCGAAGCATTGCTTCTTTGTTTAAACAATTAAATTTACCAAAAGAACGGTTTG